CGCATATATAATGGGGTTACTGCGCCGTGAGGGAGCCAAATATTTCGCCACAGACTATACGGCTTTTGAGAGTCTGTTTGGGCGTAAGTTGATGGAGGCGTGTGAGTTTGAGCTATACTCATATATGACGAAGCACCTACCCGATGGGGGGGACTTCATGCGCCTGGTACGTGAAGTACTGGGTGGCCTCAATTTGTGTGTCTTTAAGGACTTCAAAGTGGCTGTGGAGGCCACAAGAATGTCTGGCGAGATGTGCACCTCACTTGGCAACGGGTTTTCAAACCTGATGCTTATGGAATTCGTGTGTCGAAAGCACGGGTGCCGAAAGGTGAGGGGAGTGGTTGAAGGAGACGATGGTCTCTTTACCATGGTCGGAAAACCCCCGACCGCAGCGGATTTTGCCCGTTTGGGCTTAATTATTAAGGCGGAGGTGCATGACACCATCTCTACCGCATCCTTCTGTGGCCTTGTCTTCGATCCTGAAGACCAAGTCAATGTCACGGACCCTCGCAAGGTTTTAACTAACTTTGGGTGGGCACAACGTCAGTATGCGCGCGCGCGTTCGAACAAATTGCGTGCATTGCTACGTTGTAAGGCGCTGTCCATAGCATATCAATATCCCGGTTGTCCCATAGTAGCTGCATTAGGCTGGTATGGGATAAGAGTGACGACCCGCGAACGGCATAAAGCCAGGGCACTCTTGTACCGAAAAGGACTGTATGACTCATACACGCGTGAGAAAATACTGTCCGCCATGGAGTGTGGGTACATACCACACAAGGTCCCGCCTAGGAACACGCGGATCCTTGTTGAAAACCTCTATGGTATTTCCATCGAGATACAGCTGTCCATAGAAAGCTATCTCAGATCCCTTAACGGGATCCAACCTTTAGATCATTGGAGTTTCCCCATGATTCTGCCAGCTCTTTGGTATGAACATGCGGAGCGTTATTCTGCCTGTATTGATCGGTTGGATGTGGATTTGGAGATCCCGGCTGAGACTTATCACCACTACGCAGGTTACAAGTGCGAGTGGGATGTTGAGGATATGCCTGTTGGCCTAACAAACAGATGGGCGTGGAGTTCGCCTGAACAACTCTATGCGTGCAAGCGCGTGCACCATCGGCCGGAACCTGAAACCTGCCTAACAAGAAACATAAGGGGAAATTGAGATCAGTCCTTAAGATCATCCGGGGGAAACACGTCAGCACCATTGTTAAGAGACCCGAAC